ATATAACGTTGTAGTAATTACCCGCACCGGAGGAACGAAGGCAGAAAGGTGGTACATATGAGCGAAAAGAAAATGCGGATATTGAGCATCATCAATTTAAAAGGTGGGGTGGCAAAGACCATCACCAGCGTTGTGTTTGCATATATCCTGGCCGTGGTATTTGGTTACCGGGTGTTGCTGGTGGACAATGACAAACAGGGTGACGCTTCCAGGCAGTTGCGCCGGAGAAGCACAGACCGGAAGGGCATTGAAGAAATCATGTTGAGCCGCAAGGCGGATATGAAAAGGATTATTCAGAAGACGGAATATGAAAACCTGGATATAATCACGGCAAATATGAAGCTGCTGAAAGCAAACCTGGAAGTTATGCTGGACCAGCAAAGACCGCAGCAGAACAGACTTGAAAAGGCCCTGGCATCCGTGGCCGGGGAATATGACTTCTGCATCATTGACAATGCGCCGGACATTAACATTTCAACAATCAATGCACTGGTGGCATCTGATGACGTTATTGTGCCGCTGGAAATTGATGACAATACAACGGAAGGGCTGCCGGAATTGGTGGAGCAAGTGGAGAACGTCAAAGAAGACCTAAACGAACATTTAACCTTCCGTGGTTGCCTGGTAACAAAATTTGACGGGCAGAACGAAGCACATGTGCAGGGGGAAGAATTATTGCGGGTCGGGGAATATCCGGTATTTGATAGTCACATACGGGTTTCAAAGAAGGTTTCTGAAAGCACATTCAACCGTGAACCTGTTTTCCTCTATTCAAGGCGTTCCGCAGCGTCAATGGATTATCTGAAAGCAGTAAAAGAATATCTGGAAATGTTGGGGATTATGTGACCGAATTGGGCACATGAAAGGAGGAAAAAACCATGGGGAAAACCCGCAGCGCATTTGATTTAAAGGAGTTATTGAACCAGCGTTCTAAGCGGCAGGAAGACCAGATGCAGCAGCCAGAGTATGCAGAGAAGATGGACATTATCACGCTGGATGCATTTGAACTTATACCATCCGAAGATAACTTTTACAGTACGGAAGAATTAGAAGGCTTAATGTTTACCATAGCATTGCTGGGAGTGCTGCAACCACTTCTGGTGATACCATGCGAAGGAGGGTACAGGATAAAGGCGGGGCACCGCCGCCGCCTGGCCTGCATGGCACTGGTGGAAAAAGGGCTGGAACAGTTTAGATATGTTCCGTGTGTTATCAAGAATGAGCAGGAGGACGGCGCAGCAACCATTCTGAACAGCACAGATGCAGGAGGAAAAGAGGAAAACGAACTTGATACCATCCTGGAACGTCTTACACTCATTATGGCAAATTCCTTCCGTGATAAATCGGACTGGGAGAAGATGGAAGAAGCGTTGCAGCAGGAAGCGTTGATTGAAGAACTAAGGAAAATTATCAAGGTAACGGGGCGGACCAGAACCATATTACGGGATATGACTGGCGGGAAGCTAAAGGAAGCCCAGATGGGCAGATACAAGAATATTAAAAACAACCTCTGCCCGGAACTGATGGAAGAATTTAAAGCAAAAAATATCAGTGTTTCAGTGGCAAATGAAGCCGCCGGATTATCAAAGGAATACCAGCAGCAGGCACTTGAAATATTGCGCTTCAACCTTGCATTAACTCTGCCGGATGTGAAAAAGCTGAAAGAGTTAGAAGACGCTGCAAAGCAGATACCGGGGCAGATAGAATGGCCGGAACGGCAGCAGGAAGCACAGGAAGGAGGGGCAGAGGAAGAAGACCAGGAAGATGACCAGGAGCCAGAGAAAGACCCGCTGGAAGGCCATATGAACCAGCCAGAGGAAGACACGGCAGAGGAACAGGAAGAATTTGAACCAAAGCCGGAATATATCAATTCTTTGTGTTATTCATGCCTACATTACAGCACATGCCATGTGAAGACAGGAACCGTGAAGGAATGTGACACATATGTGAATAAGGCAGAAGCAGAGAAAACAGAGGAACAAAGGTATTCAGAAGAACAGGACCGCATTGACAGGGAAACGAAGAAAGAGTTGCAGCGGCAGCAGGATGAAGAACGTATGCAGCAGCTTCCGGGAGAAAGAAAACCGAAAATACATGTCATCCGCTTTCCTGCATCCCAGTGGGATGATGTTACACAAAACATTCAAACTTTTCTTCTGCTGAAGGATGACGGATACAGGGTAGGGGATGAACTGAATATGCAGGAGTATAAAGGCGGTGAATTTACTGGTGGGGTTATAGATGCAGAAATCACGTACATGGTAAATGAACATTCTGGACTTGTGGAAGGTTTTTGCATTGCAGGGATTAAAGTATTGAGATATAGCAGTTAAGGAGGGAAAGAAGTGGAAGGGAAAGAGCGGAACCGGGCGGAAGTATCAAACATAAAAATTTTGACAGGAATGGTTCAGAACGCAAAAGAAGATTGTCCTTTCTCTGACAGGGGAAAGGTAAAAGCATATGAACTTGGCATTGAATGTGCCCTGGATTGTATAAAAACATTTGAAGATTTAGGAGGAAATCAAGACGGTAAAGCTGAAATTTATAGCCGGGAACGCCGTGAAACCATGTTGGATTACATAGCAGAGCATGACACGGAACTGATTTACCTGGTGGAAAGGAAAGACCGGGAAGGTTTGGACAATTTTTTGAAGCACATGACGGAATATGTAGATTTATGTATGGCATAGTTGCAAGGGGCGGCAACTATGAACTTACAAGACTTCAAAGGGCAGCGGTCCACCATAAACCGATTATGGAGGGAACGAAAATGGCGGCAACTGAAATGACCAAAGGTAAGGTAATAAAAATCCTTATGTATTACCGGAACATTGACAATGAAATAAAGATAAACAAGTGCATAGCGGATGACCTGGAAGAACAGTACAGTTCATTGGGGGCGATACCTATTGACGGGATGCCGAAGGCGCAGAACAATATTTCACGTGTCACGGAAAACATTGCATTAAATCTGCCGGATGGATTAAGCGCTGAAATTGCATCATACCGGGAGAAAATCAGCGAACTTCATAGGCTGAAAGCGGAGATTTTGAAGGAAGTTTCGTGCCTGGAATTTAAACAGAAAAGTATTGTGATTGATTTTTACCTTTACGGTCTGAAATGGGAACAAGTAGCGGTACGGAACCATTACAGTGAAAGACAGTGCAAGAACATAAGGAACACAGCTTTGAAAAGCCTGGCCCCAAAATTCAGCGGCAATTCAGTGATAGTAAATTATCAACTGACGGCATGAAAAGATTGCCCGCTATTGCCCGTTTTTTCTGGTATAATATGGGTTGAAACAAGAGGTGGAAGAAACGCCTTTGAAGTCAGCCCCTATGTAATAGGCTTTGAAACCAAAAATTTCAAAGCCTATTATTTTTTTGAGTTCCGAAAAGCCAGAAGCCGGAAAATAGAAAACAAACGAAAGGCGGTGACCGGATGGGAAGGCCCAGGAAGCCAGAGCGTGACCAGGCATTACAACAATACCTGGATAGTGATGGGAACATAAGCACAAAGGAACTGGCGGTGGCAGCAGGCGTGCCAGAAGCCAGGATAAGGAAATGGAAAAGTGAAGATAAGTGGGAAGAATGTCTGAAAAATAGGCCCAGGAAAAAAGGGGGGCAGCATGGGAATAAAAATGCTGCTGGAAAAACCCCGGCAAAAGAAGGCAACAGAAACGCCGTTACACATGGGGCATACGTGCAGCCAGGCTATGAGGATATAGACCCAGACAAGGCCCAGGAGATTAGGCAATTAAGGCAGGGGGATAGCCTGGCAAGAATGCTGGCTGAACTTCAACAACTGCTGGTGCGTGAAGCCTATCTGAATGGACTGTTAGAAGAATACAAGGCAGCAGATGCAGAGGGCAGATATTACCCGGATAAAGTGGTACACATGATAGTGCCTAAGACGGTGGAGGATATAGAGCAGGAAGACGCTATGGGTGTGGATGCAGGCCAGGCAGAAGACCCAGAAGGACAGGGCAAAGAGAAGTTCAAGACAGCAATGAAGACTATCATTAAAGCCAGCCCGTTTGATAGGACCATGAAGGTAGAAGGAGAACTGAACAGGCTGAATGGTCGCATCATCAAGCTGCTGGACAGCATGAAGGCGTATGAGATAGAGGACAGACGCTTGAAGCTGGAAGAAAAGAAATATCAGCTTGCAAAACAGAAGGCAACAGGGGAATTTAACTTTGATGACCCGGAAGATGGCGGCGCAGAGGATATGGACCCGGAATTTCCAGAATGAAGGTAGGTTCTTTCGGCG